CGTAGCGGTTCCAGATTGATCGATTAAAGAGGTTATAAGCCTCTTGATCGTCTTTCGGGACGTGACGAACGTAGACCGGGCGCACGTCGACTCCTGAATAGAAGTCGGTACCGCAGGTTTCCTTGAAAGATCCGAAGATAAAAGATTTATCTGGATTAACAGAGAAGCCTAAGAAGTTCAAAGTTTCTACGAGCAGCAGAGCTGCACGAGGATCTATGATGATATCATCACCATATACCCGTAGAACCTTAGAACTAGCGCCCGCATAAACCGTAGCAGCCTTAGCAATAGCAAAGAAGATATAGCTTTCAACAGGGAACGTAAATGCGTTTCCCATTGAGCTAAACTTCTGATACTCTTGCCAAGTCTTCCCTCTGTCGAGCGTAAAGCTCTTAGAGCGCAGGTCGTCCAAAAGGACAAACCAATCGCGCGGGAAGAGCCAACGAACTACTTCAGTGCTAACAGTGTCAGAAGCTGAACTTAGATCAATTGTGGACGCGTAAAGCGGCCTCATCGATCCTTGTTTAGCCGGAAGGTGATTCCTAGTTTGATCGTCAAGCGTTACTCCCAACCGGGAGAGCTTGTCTTTCATATAGGTATCCACTCCTTTCTGAATGTATACATTGAAAGAAGGTTCAATGGCGATGGTACGATCTTTACTACTGTCTTTAGGGACAGTAGTGATACGATTTCCCTTAGCTATAGTGTAGCGTGCTTCCTCATTAAGTAACACTGATTTCCAGTGTTCAGAACGGTTCAGCACTAGCTTCATATAGGGAAGGGCAGCCTCAGTGACAGAATGATGTACACCTACCTTGTAATAAAGGTGTTGGTGATCTCTATTCTGGCTGAGGAAGGTCTGACCTGGACCGAAATCGCAACCGTCTAGAATTTTCTCAAACTCTAGTCGCCCGATATGGCCAAGAGAATCAGCAATGATTCCTTTGGCTCTGCTAACTACGAGTCGTATATCATCTGATATACTATCGGGGTTAGCGCGCGCCAGACGGATACGCTTATTCGTAAGTTCACAAGTCTTTTCAGACTCAAAGAACTTCGTAATAGCGACATCTCTTCTAGCGGTCGGGGTTGAG